AAGGAGCATTAGTCTCTTCTGGAAATCCATTCCACAAATCATCTTCCTTAAAAGGTACAGGACAATTCTTAGGATAACTACACACAGTCCCTATATGAACAAACTTATCTATATCATATTCCCTACTAACTTCCACTAGGTTAACACCCATCATAATATTATTGTAGAAAAAACTCCCAGGATTTTCTTTATTAGCACCAATTCCACCCACTTTTGCTGCTAAATGAATAACAATATCCGGTCTAATTATATCGAAAACTTTGCTCACATTATCCTTGATGGTTAAATCAAATTGGCTACTTCTAGGAACATATATCTTGTATCCTAGACTAGATAGTTCGGTAGCCACATGAGATCCTAAAAAACCAGCACCACCTGTTAAGAGTACCATTTTACTCATTCTATTTTCCTTTCGTACCTGGGTCTACCCTTAGATTTTTCGATTTTTAAATTGCGTCTCTGCCTACGCACCATGCTAGATGAGATGTTTTGACCTGTCATTTCACTAAGTTTATCAGCAATAATTTTATCGGAATATTTTAGATAATGGTGTTTTATATATGATAGTTCGCTATCTGACCATTTTTTATAGACCATAACCATACCTCAACTTGACTAAATTGGCCGTTTATCTACTATTATCATAGAGAAAATATTCTTTTATGCAAGGAAAATTATGAACAGACCTAAAATAGTATCTTCCACATTAAAGGTCACAGCATCTGAAGACTTAGATTTGGGGCCTATGCAGGAGAGTGTAAACCAGAAATCTATCGCAGAATTAATAGATGAGCAAGAAAAAAACCAAAAAGAAAAAGACAAGCAAGAAGAAGAAGACAACGAAGAAAACAGCGAAGACACAACTCAAGCCAAAGAAGAAAGCTCGTAAGAATTTAGTAAAGAAGAAAACTAAACGATCTAGCAAGGTTCTTGAGTCTGAGTTTCTAGCTGTACTAGATAAGATAACGAAGAAACTTATTCACAAGTTTCGTTTCGGATATCATAGCACGGAAGATATGAAACAGCAAGCATCGATCTTCGCACTAGAAGCCCTAGATCGATATGATGGCAAAAGGCCATTAGAAAACTTTTTATGGACTCATGTGCGAAACAGGTTGTTTAATTTCAAACGAAACAATTATCAGCGTCCGGATAGTCCTTGTATTGGCTGCAAGTTTCATGATAAGAAACTAGAGAAAAGTGAAAGTGGATGTTTAGAGTTTACGAATAAAATAGACTGTCATTTATATAATAATTGGTTCAAGAGGAATGAGAATAAAAAGAATATTATGCAACCATCTTACATCGAAAATGAACAAGAGTATTTTTCTAGTAAGTTTGGTTCTGATATTGCAGGAGATAAGGAGATTGTAGAATTCTTAGACGCAAATATAGAGGCTGAATTTAGGGAGTCTTATTTAAAACTAAAGCACGGAACAAAAGTCAATAAAGACAAATTCGATAAATTAAAAGCACACATATTAACATTACTTAGAGACTATAATAAATAACATGAGTGAAGGACCTAAAAAAAGAGGAAAGCTTAGCCTAGATGAAGAAAAATTCATTAGGGAAAATTATGGTCATTTAGATATAGATGAGATATCTGAACATCTTAATCGAAGTACTGCTCCTATTAAAAAATACATTGAGCAAAATAATGTTTTTGCCAATTCCGAAGAAGCAAAAGACTATGAAACTATTAGACAAAAATTACACGCTAAATCTTTTTGGAATGAAATCAGAAATCAATTCGATGAAGAAACAGGAGAATTAGAGTATTTTGAAAGTACTTGGATTAATCTTATTAAGCAGTTTCGGGAAGATGTTTTACCAGCAGAAGAATTACAGATTAAGCAATTTATTACAATTGACATACTAATTAATCGAAGTATGAAGGAAAGAAAAAGACATATTAAAGAAACCGAAAAGCTACAAAAAAAGGTAGATGACGAATATGCATTACCGGAAGACCAAAGAGATACAGCTAGATTGACAAGTTTAGAAACACAATTAAGTTTTGCTAGAAACAGTATTGCTAATTATACAAATGAATATACAAAACTTTTAAACGAGCAACAAAAGATAAGCAAAGACTTAAAAGCTACAAGAGAACAAAGAATCAAAAGAATTGAAGATGGCAAAAGTAGTTGGATTGGACTAATACGAATGCTAGAAGATGAAGACATTCGTGAGAGAGAAGGCAAAGAAATGGAAATTTTAAAGCACGCTACAGACACATTTAAAGACAAGCTAACAGAATATCATGAATATGAGGATGGTGTCGTCGATCGACCCTTTTTAACTCCAGAGGATACTATTAATGAATAATAAAACAGCCAATAAAACAGCATGTGTTACAGGAATAACGGGCCAAGACGGTAGCTATTTGGCTGCTTCTTTGTTGTCTAGAGGCTACAGGGTTATAGGGTTACATCGTCGTAGTAGTACAAATAATTTTATTAGAATTAGAGAGTTTATTGGACATCCGTTTTTTGAGCTACAAGAATTTGATCTAACAGATAGTTCCAGTATCATGAACGCTATCATTAAATATGAACCTGTAGAGTTTTATAATTTAGCAGCACAGAGTCATGTAGGTACTAGTTTTGGGCAACCCAATACAACATTTTGTGTTAATACACATGGAGTAATCAATATCCTAGAAGCCATTAGGAATACAGATCCTAAGATTAAATTTTACCAAGCTAGTACGAGTGAAATGTTTGGTTCTAACTATACATCTAAGGACGGAAAGAAATATCAGAATGAAGAAACAGACTTTTCTCCACAAAGTCCTTATGCTGTAGCTAAAGTTGCTAGCCATCAGATGGTCAAACTATATCGAGAAAGCTATGGGCTGTATGCTTGTAGCGGTATATTATTTAATCATGAAAGTCCAAAACGAGGAGAAAATTTTGTAACGCGAAAAATTACCAAATATATAGGTCAGTTAGTTAACGGTAAAGTAGACGATAAACTGAAGCTTGGTAACACCGAATCCTGTAGAGATTGGGGTCACGCTAAAGACTATGTTGAAGCTATGCGTATGATGTTAAACCAAAAAGAAGCTGATGATTACGTCATAGCAACTGGTGAAACGCATAGCGTGCAAGAATTCTTGCAAGCAGCATTTGATATGGTTGGTTTAAATTACCAAGATCACTTAGAAATAGATCCTGACCTATATCGTCCAGCGGAAGTAGATTATCTGCTGGGTGATGCAAGTAAAGCCCAAAAGCACTTAGGCTGGACACCCCAAATATCATTTAACTTACTAGTAAAAGAAATGGTAGAATCAGACGTTAGGTTATATAGTGATTAGAAATTTTCAAGACCCTTTGTATAAGGATTTTAGAAGAAAAGTTTTAGCCAGAGACAGAAGGCAATGTCAATGGTATGGGTGTAATAGTAGAAAGAAATTAAACGTACATCACATTAAAACTTGGGCTCAATGTCCAGGATTAAGATATGACACGAATAACGGTATAACATTATGTAAAGCCCACCACGATATGATTAAAGGTGTAGAACATCTTTATGAAGCGGTTTTCCTAAAAATAGTAGCTAATAACAATGGAAGAAAATGAATTTAAAATAATAGTTGATACTAGAGAACAACAGCCATGGCATTTTAAAAACTATGCTACAGCAGTAAGCAAAGTTGATACCGGAGATTATACAGTTGAAGGATTAGAAAAAATAGTAACTATTGAACGCAAAAAAAGCGTTAATGAATTTGCAAACAACATAACAGAAAAACGTTTTAAAGATTGGGTAGGGCGACTTTCAGAAATTGAGTTTCCTTTTGTGTTACTAGAATTTAGCCTTACAGATATATTAAATTATCCCATAGGTTCTAATATTCCCAAAAGAATGTGGAATAAAATAAAAATTCGTCCGAATTATATAATTAAGAATTTACTTGAGTTAAATTTGTATTATAATATAAATGTAGTACTTTGTGACAATCATAGGAATGCCGAGCATTTAGCAGAGCAAATTTTTAAAAGAGTTTATTATATAGACAAAAATAGGAGAAAAGACGATGATAAGGCTTAATAATCCAGTAACTATACAAAGACCGGCTTATACTGATCAAAGAACTAATCAGGTGGTAACTCCAGAGCCATTTCAGGTTCAAGATTTAGTAGTGGTGTTTTATGATCAAGAATCTAACAGTAATCTTGGAGCCCAGATACAAGGCTTCCCAACAAATGTAACTTTATACTTTGGTGAAGACTATAAGAACTTAGGAGATAATCGTTCATTATCTGGACTGAAAGCAAAATTATTAGAAATTTTAGGAGATGACCCACAAAAGTTTTTACAAAATCTATTTCCAGCCACTTTAGAATCTGTTCCTAACGGACCAGGAAGTATTTTAAGTGGTATGATTAGTGCTATGGGAATTAAAAGTACTCCTAATTGCAGTTGTCGAAGACATGCTATTGAAATGAATACTAATGGTCCAGAATGGTGTGAAGAGAATATGGGAACTATTTTAAATTGGTTGCAAGAAGAAAGTACAAAAAGAAAACTTCCTTTTATTAGATCTGTAGCTAAATTAATGGTACAAAGAGCTATTAATAGATCTCGCAGATTGTTAGCTAAAGAAAAAGCAAATGGCTGATAATTCAATTTATGATGACGCTTGGTTAGGCTTAGGCGATCTAGACAAAATAAAGATAGATCGTAATCCTATGATTCATAGGAGCAAAGAAGATATAGAAAAACCTGATGTTCATTTGATGAGATTGGTGAGAGATCCTGAGTATTTGGGATCTACAGTTAAGATGCTTTTCAACATTCAGCTACATCCTATTCAAGTAGCAATTCTGCAAGAGTTCTGGCTTCGTCCATTTCCTATGTTTGTTGCAAGTCGTGGTTTTGGTAAATCTTTCTTAATGAGTTTGTATTGTATATTGAAATGCACTTTTAATCCAGGTACTAAGATTGTTGTTGTTGGTGCTGCATTTAGACAGAGTAAAATTATATTTGAATACATGGAAACGATATGGAGAAATAGTCCTATTCTTCGTAGTATTTTCACAGGCAATGAAGACGGCCCAAGAAGAGATGTGGATAGATGTACAATTAGATTAGGAGATAGCTGGACAATTGCTGTGCCTATGGGCGACGGTAGTAAAATTAGAGGACTAAGAGCACATATTATTATTGCGGATGAATTTGCGTCTATATCTCCAGACATTTACGAAACTGTTGTTGCTGGTTTTGCTGCTGTTAGTGCTACACCTATAGAGAATGTTAAATTCCAAGCAAAGAAGAAAGCGATGATAGAAGCAGGAGTTTGGAATGAAGACTTAGAAAATTTGGCTACTACAAAAAGCAATCAAGCTATTATCACAGGAACGGCAGACTATGGTTTTAAACACTTTGCTCAGTATTGGAATAGATACAAAAGAATCGTTGAAAGCAAAGGAGATAAGCAAAAACTGGAAGAAATTTTTAAGGGGGAAGTCCCTGAAAATTTTAATTGGAGAGACTATAGCGTGATTAGAGTGCCGTACGAGCTGATACCTAAGGGGTTTATGGACGATAAACAAGTAGCTAGAGCCAAAGCTACTATTCATACAGGCATATATAATATGGAATATGCGGCTTGTTTTGTCAGCGATAGTGATGGATTTTTTAAGAGAAGTCTAATTGAAGCATGTGTGGTGAACGAAGAAAACCCGATTATTATTAACGAGGAAAAAATATTATTTGATGCTGTAACTACAGGTAAACCAGAAAGACAATATGTGTACGGGATTGACCCAGCTTCGGAAAAAGATAATTTTAGTATTGTTGTGCTAGAGGTACATCCAACTCATACCCGAATAGTTTATGCTTGGACTACAAATAGAGGTAATTTTAAAGATAGACAAAAAACAGGGCTAGTAGAAGAATATGATTATTACAGTTTCTGTGCTAGAAAAATACGCAACTTAATGAAAGTGTTTCCAGCTAGCTTGATAGGTTTGGATGCGCAAGGTGGTGGTATAGCTATAGAAGAGGCTTTACATGATCCAAATAACTTGCAAGATGGAGAAAATTTAATACTACCAATTATAGATCCAAATAAAAGGAAAGAGACAGATGATCAAGCAGGTTTACATATTTTAGACATGGTACAGTTCGCAAAAGCTGACTGGATATCACAAGCTAATCATGGGCTAAGAAAAGATTTTGAAGATAAAGTCTTACTATTCCCTAGATTTGATAATCTCACGCTAGGTCTTGCACTAGAAAAGGAAGGAAAGAATATTCTAGATGCGTCTTTGGACAACCTATATGATAGCGTTAGTGATTGTATTTTAGAAATCGAAGAATTAAAAAATGAACTCACCACTATTGTTATGACACAAACCAGCACAGGACCAAATGCTAGGGATAGATGGGATACTCCGGAGGTCAAACTGCAAAATGGTAAGAAGGGAAGATTAAGGAAAGACCGTTATAGTTCTTTACTAATAGCTAATATGATGGCTAGAACTGTTAAGCGTCCAGAGAATAAGCCTTCTTTCGATAATATTGGTGCTAATCTAAGAGATGTAGGAAAGCAAAGCGGAGATATGTACAAAGGACCAGAATGGTTTACTTCGTCAGTAAATAGCGAAGATATTTATCTTGGTGTATATAGAAAATAATCAATCGTATTGCAATACCATTAGAATCTTATTATAATAAATTATGACAGATAACAATAAAGATCAGAATAAAGTAATCAAAGACGCTCAACCTGAGCCTACAGAAGCGTATGTTTTTTGGGATGATGATGCTTCTAGTAAAGAAAAGGCTATGAAAGCTTCTGGTGAGGCTTTAGAAGAATATGGAATGGTACATTCAGCTAAGGCTGGAAGATTTCGTTCTGATTTTTCTGGTTTAGATACTGCAACAGACGGAAGACCAGGGCTTACTCGCAGTGATTATGATTATTTTAGGGAACATGAAAAAGTTCCTACGAAAATTAAAAACATTCTTGGCAAGGCAGATGACATTTATCAAAGAGTTGGTTTAGTAAAAAATGTTATAGATCTTATGGGTGATTTTGCAAGTCAAGGTATTAGGCTTGTTCACAAAGTAAAGAAAACGGAAAGGTTTTATCAGGAATGGTTTAGAAGATGTAATGGTAAGGATAGAAGTGAAAGATTTTTAAACAATCTGTATAAGAGTGGAAATATTGTTGTTAATAGACAAACAGGAAAACTAAGTACCAAGTCTATTCAGCAGATGTATGCAGCTAATGCAGCAGCAGATATTAATATTCTTTCATTAGATTCTTCAGTCAAGGCTAGAGAAATTCCTTGGATTTATACTTTCATCGATCCTATTTATGTCGATGTTTCTGGTGGGGCAGCAGCTTCTTTTGTTAGAAATAAAAAGTACGAGCTGACTCTTCCAGCTTCTTTAAGAAAGATGATTAAAAATCCTAAAACCGAAGGTGCTAAAGAGATTATTCGTAATTTACCCGAAGCTATTATCAAAGCGGCTGAGTCTAAGCAAAAATATCCTTTAGATCCTGAAACCACTTTAGTATATCATTACAAAAAAGATGATTGGCAAAGCTGGGCCTATCCTATGATTTATGCAATCATGGATGATATTACGGTTATTGAGAAATTAAAACTAGCAGATATGGCAGCATTAGATGGTGCTATTTCTAATATTCGTATTTTTAAGTTAGGTAATCTAGAACACAGAATTGCTCCTACAAAAAGTGCTACAGCTAAATTAGCACAAATTCTTGGGAATAATGTTGGTGGAGGCACAATGGACTTAGTATGGGGTCCAGATATTGAGTTATTGGAAAGTAGAACTAGTGTTCATCAATTTTTAGGGGAGGGTAAATATACTCCTCATCTTAATAGCGTATATGCTGGACTAGGTATTCCTCCAACTCTAACGGGAACATATGGTGCGGCGGGTACAACTAATAATTTTATTAGCCTAAAGACATTAACTCAAAGACTACAGTATGGTAGAGATGTGCTAGCAAAATTTTGGGAAAATGAAATTCGTATTGTACAAAAGGCTATGGGTTTTCCTTCGCCAGCTACGATAGAGTTTGATAAGATGGATTTAAGTAATGAGGAGTCAGAGAAGGCATTGTTAATTCAACTTGCTGATAGAAATATTATATCTGAAGAAGTTCTCAAAACTCGTTTTGGTTTTAATGACGATATGGAAAAGACAAGAGTTAAACGAGAAAGCAAAGCCAGAAAAAATAAAAAGATGCCACAAAAATCTGGTCCATTTTCAGACAATACATTCGATTCTTCTTTAAAGAAAATTGCTTTACAATTAGGGCTTGCTACGCCAAGCGAAGTTGGCTTAGATCTGTTACCTAAAAAAGAGGGAGAAAAGAATATAGTAGAAATTAAGGAAGAACTCAATCCTAAGAAAGAACCAAACACTACAGGTGTTCCTGGTCAGGGTAGACCTAAAAATTCTAAAGACAGTGAAAAGCGTAAGGATAGAACATTTAATCCACAAACAGGTGCTGGATTGATGTTGTGGGCTACTAAGGCCCAAGATGATATTGCAAAGGAATTGAATCCTATACTTTTACAATTTTATCAGAAGAAAAATCTTCGAAGCTTATCTAATCAAGAATATGATGAGCTAGATAATATTAAAACCAAGGTATTATTTGCAATTGATCCTTATACTAAAATCACTAGCGAGCTAGTTAAAGATTGCTTAACAAAAGTAAATAGTACTAGCATTAATTCGTCCATGTCTTTGTATAAAAAATGGCAATATGATTTACAGGCAAAAATAAATAGCGAAATGTCAATTGATGATCAAAAACAGGCCAAAGCTATATTTTATAGTTTGGTGTATAGAGAACTTGGCGCAACTCCGGAGAAACAATAATGCTTATATATGATCAAGAAAAAGATGATGGCATCTCTTTAGAAATGCTCACTAAAGGTTCTATTACATACGCTAGCTGCATTGAACCTGCAGATGGTGAAAAGATTAGTAATAAAAATCTGAAAAGTGTTGCAGCATATTCTGATAAGGATTTATATTATGTTCAATCAATTCTGGTTAGTAGCAACTGGAATAAAAATGATGACATATTTGATAAGGCAGAGGTGTGGGCAGCCAAAAACACTCCTGAAGATAAGCCTACAAATTTAGAGCATGACGAAAATACAATCATTGGTCATATTGTTTCCAATTGGCCTGTAACAGAATCGGGTGAGATTATACCAGCAGATACCAAGGCTAAAGATCTTCCTGATAAGTTTCACATTATGACAGCTTCTGTAGTCTATAAGGGCTTTACAGATCCTGAGTTGAGATCTAGAAGTCAACAACTTATTCAAGAGATTGAAGAAGGCACAAAATATGTTAGTATGGAGTGTTTCTTTAATGATTTTGATTATGGATTAATAAATCAGACTACTGGAGATTACAAGATATTAAATAGAAATCATGATACTGCCTATTTAACTAAATATCTTAGAAGTTATGGCGGTACAGGAGAATTTGAAAATCATAAAATTGGTAGAGTTCTTAGAAATATAACTT